CCCTTGCGACTGAGGAACAGTTTGGTGCTATCCGTGACTACCTTCCCTACTGCCCGATAGCTCTCCCGAACGGCGGCGACCTCTGCGGCGTAGGTGTCCGAGATCGGGAACGTGGCGTTGTCGCTACCTTTCGCGCTCTTGATGCTCAGGTACTTCCCGCTCACGTCGCCAAAGGTCAACGCCAGGGTTTCGCTGATCCGGGTTCCGAAGTGCAGGCCGGTCAGCACGATCAGCCGGTCGCGGGGATGCAGGTCAGCCAGGATTGACTGGACTTCTTCTGGGGTGATGACGCGACAGCCTTGCATGGTGGTACTCCGGTCTGGGGTTGACGATGGTTTCAGTTTACCCCGTATCGGCGTTTTTGCAAGCGAAAATTTCGCCGGGTTTTTGCACAAAAGCGCGAGGCTTTTCTCGCGCGCGTCTTTTCTCTATCTTTTGACCTTTCTTATCTTTTGAATCTTCTTGGTTTTAGTCTTTATCCTTTAGTTCTTTTAATAACATATGTGTAGGCATATTTCGAGTTTTATCGAAATGACGAAAAACGTGATAATAAACAACACGCTGGAAGAAAATCGCGCTCGGCGTGGGGGGGGGTGGTAGACGCTTCCTAAAGGTTAGTAAATAACGAACCTTTACGGCCATAAAGGTTAGCGATTAACGAACCTTTATTTGAGCTAAAGGTTAGTAAATAGCGAACCTTTAAAGGTTCACGATTAGCGAACCTTTACCAACTCACCAAACCCTACGCTGTTTTCGTGTTGAGCTACTTGACAACAGCGTAGAAACCCCGGATCATGGCAGACTGAGGACTAGCGCGGGGTGTCCTGGACACATGCTCGAACAACCCCACGCAGTGCCGGGCTTGGGGTCATCGCGTTGCGACAGGACCATTGGTTCCTGACTCCACTCTGAGCGCCGTCACCGATTCGCCCACGTCACGGGCGGTTAATTCGCCTGAAAAACCGATCAACCCATCCAGCAGATTGCGCCGTAAAATAAAAGACGACCGATGTATTTAAGCGCCCATTACAGAATGACGCCCGAAAAAGAAGATCGTGGAAACAAGAAACCCGCCGAAGCGGGTTCATGCGCCGGGGACAACCGGCTAACTCAAGTCCTGACAGATAGGAAATGAACTTTGAATAGTGTAGTCCAGATTGACCAAGAATTTAAAGACCTGATCCCACCTTTAAGCGCGGAAGAATATGCGCAGCTTGAGGTTAATATCTTGGCTGAAGGGTGCCGTGATGCGTTGGTGGTTTTTGCGGTGCCGCCAAGTGAAAAATGCCCGCATTGTGGCACTCGCTACCATCGCGCAACTAATGAGCAATTAGTTTATTCGCAAAGAGAGTTCAGCGAAGATCGCTGGTTTGAAGACAGTTACGCCGATGAGTCCATTTGGATATGCGATCAGGGTGAAGATGAATGTGATCAGGTTGAAGGAAGTTTTATTCTTCTTGACGGTCACAACCGCTATGAAATCTGCCAGAAACACAATATCAGTTTCTCAAAAACTGATATTAAGGTAGATAACCGTCAAGCGGCGATCAACTGGATCATCAATAACCAGTTGGGCCGGCGCAACCTTCATCCGGATCAGGCCAGCTACCTGCGGGGCAAGCGGTATAACGCGGAGAAGGCTTCGGTAGGAGGGGATCGCGGTAATCAGTATACGGTGGCAAAAGATCAAAATGATCCTTTGCCAGAATCAACCGCCGACCGTCTCGCCACCGAATACAAGGTTAGCGCCCCCACAGTTAAGCGCGACGGCAACTACGCAGCGGCTATTGACACCTTGCAGGCTGCGGGCATTGCGCCGCAGTCCGTGATCGCCCATGAACCAAAGGCGGCGGTGGTGGAGTTCGCCAAGCTCATCACGCCTGAACCTGCCCCGCCTGCTGCTCCATTGCTGCCTGTAGAACCGCCAAAACCAAAAGACCCAGTGGTTGCTGCTGTTACTGAAAAAGTGAAGCGCGGGGAAATGACGGTCGTTGAAGCTGCTAAGGAAATCCGTCAAGCCAAAACAGAACAGCGCCGGGAAGAACGGTTAGAAAAGATTGTTGAAATCAGTCAGGGAAATACTGAACTGTCAACCGATGTCCGCTATCCGGTCCTGTACGCCGATCCACCGTGGCGCTACGAACACGCGGAAAGCGATAGTAGGGCGATTGAAAACCAATACCCGACAATGGCGCTGGATGATATTTGCGCGTTGCCGGTTACTGACCTAGCAACGCCAGACGCTATTCTGTTTTTGTGGGCCACCAGCCCAAAGCTGGCTGAATCCATGCGGGTGATTGAATCCTGGGGGTTCACCTATAGAACCTGCGCGGTATGGGATAAGCAAAAGATCGGAATGGGCTATTACTTCCGGCAACGCCATGAATTGCTGCTGGTGGCGACACGCGGATCAATACCAACACCAGCGCCGGGGGATAGGGCTGCATCGGTCATTGTAGAACCCCGCGAAGAACACAGCGCAAAGCCCGCTAAGTTCGCTGAGTTGATCGAAGCTATGTACCCCACCTTGCCGCGCATCGAGTTGTTCTGCCGGTCGCCGCGTGATGGTTGGGCGGTTTGGGGTAATCAATCATGCTGAATGCCGTGATCCATAACTTCCAAGATCAGCTTGAGTATTCAGCGGAACTATCTGATGAAGCGGCATGGATCGCTTTTTATAAAAGGCTATGGCCTGACATGGTTGCTGCGGTACGGATTGATAAAAACTCTCAATTTCAAAAGTGGGGGATTGATCGGGAGATTCTTTTGCCGAATGGTAAAAGGTTTACGGTTGATGAGAAGAAGAGAAAAATTGATTATAGCGACCTGTTGTTAGAAGAATGGAGTGTTTGCGATTTTGATTATGAAAACAAAAAAGTCATCAAAGGAAAAAAGGTTGGATGGGCTATAGACCCTGATAAGCGATGTGATTTTGTTGCTTATGCTATTCAGTCCTCTGGAAAGTGTTTTTTACTTCCATTTGAAATGACGCGACAAACGTGTATTCATAACTTTCCAATCTGGAAACAGAATAAAAGCTGGTATCCAAAACCTGCAAAAAACGAAGGGTACACAACCGTTAATGTTGCCGTCCCATTCGCTGAATTTAGGCTAAAGTTCTGGGAACAAATGCACAGAAAGTTTGGCTCAGAAGTTCCTTTGCCGCTTCCTGTACAACAAACCAACCAAGTTTTATTGTTTCAGCATGGAGTTGAATAATGACCACTGACCTTCGTTCCAAACTCCTCACCCTCATCAAAGAATACGGCGACAGCCTGTTGCGGATTGAGTCTGAGAAGGACTTACAGAAGGCGGTAGCTGATCAAGCCGAAGAAGAATGCCAAGTCAAACCGGCTCAGTTCAAGAAAGCGGCGATGGCCTACTTCAAGGACAAGGTTAAGGAACTGCGTGAGGAATTGGGCGAACAGATGGATTTACTGGATGTGATTCGTGGGGATGATGCTGATGAATAACGCTCCAGAGGTTTACTACAACATCTCACAAACACAGATGTCGATAGCCCGGCGCTATGGTGGGTTGAAGGTGAATGGCGTTGAGTATCGCTATGACGCGGAAACAGATCGGTTAGTGCGTGAAGATATTGCCAAGCGTGACGAGCAGCGCAAGGCGGCGGAACGGCGCAAGTGGATTAATCAGGCCAAAGAAATGCACCGGATGGCGAAAGAACTGGAACGCGCCAAGCAGGAGTTTATGTTTTGACAACAGAGGCTTTCATAGCGATCTTCTTGGCCGGATTCGTTACCGGAATGTGTTTTATATATATTTTGTTATTGATAATGGATAGATGGGAATGATCCAACCCTGCCCGCACTGCCAACAGCCGATTGAACCGCACAGCTTCTTTGTCGATGCGTTTCAGGTTTTAACGTGGCAATGCAGTCGGTGCGGGGATGTCGTTATTAAAGAGCCTTGGAGTGAACATGAGCGAACCAGCCAGTCACTATTTTGCCTATATGGAACGCGACACCCCGGAAGCGATCCTTTCGATTACGCGGGGCGTTCGCAAACAGATTCAGCGGTTCTTTGAGCGCAGCCCGGCCTTGATTGACGCCAAAG